TATCTTTTTTTAAATTTTTAATATCTGTTCGCATTTCATCTATAGCTTTAAATAATGTTTTCATTCTTTCTGCACAGATTGCTTCGTGTTTAGATATTCTATGACCTAGTGATACTTGTACAATTTCTTCTGCTTTTTTCTTTCTAGGCACATTAAGCTCCTGTTGTTATTTCTTTACAATCAAATTTTATTGCAAGTTTTTCTTCTTCTATTCTTTCACCATATAATTCTTTTAAAGTATTATGTGAAGATTTATATCCTTGTAAAATACAATCTTTATATGAATTAAATTCTAATGGCACTACATGAGTTGCTGTGCAAATAGGTGTAGCACTATTTAAAAAACTGCACACATGAAGTAATAAAATAAATTTCATAATATTTAATCATAGTTAAGCAAGTGAGTATGTGGTGTGGATTTAATACCCACTTGCAAATAATTTATAACATTTTAAAATTATAAAATCAATTCACTTAAACTAGTATTTGAACCTATTGTACCTTTATAAAAAGTATTAAAAGCTAAACTTATTCTAGTGTTATTTCCTTTTTTTATATCTACTTGATGAGTGGTTGATGATGGAAACATTACTAACTGACCTGTTTCAACAGGAAACCACCAAGAAGTAGAGTTCCATATATTATATTTTTTATCATCTATTTCAGGAGATATTTGCTTATATTTTGTATTATTAAAAAATTTGATCATATCGTTATTTTTATCTGAATTTAAATATAATACACCAGATATAACTGAGTTAGGATGTTCATGCTTATGATGAAATTGATTTTCTTCTGTGTAGTTTAACCAAGATTGAGTTATATAAAGTTTTATATTATTTTTTGGACATATAATTCTATTTAAATAGTCTTTACAACATTGATCTAAAAACTTATTGATATTTTTAAATTCTTTTCTATTTAAAATATAATTATTTTTTGTATTAATATTTCCTTCATTTTTATTGCAATAATTTTTTTGATCTTTTATAAATTTTAATTCTTCTTTTGTAAAAGTTCTGTTTATATTTGTCATATAAATAGGAGTTGGAAATAAATTATTTATTATAGGTTTTTTCACTAATAACACCAAGATACAAAAGAGTATCTTGTTCCTTTTTTAACTGGTTTAACTAAATGTGGATATAAAAATAAAGATGGAAATATAATTAAATCTCCAGCTTTAAATTTAATTTCATAATCATCAAACATAATAAATTCACCGCCTTGATAATTATCATTTAAAACACAAACAATACTTAAAATTGGAATACCTCTTTTTTCTCCTTCAAATAAACTATGAATATGATCAGAATGTTTAGACATAATTTGATTTTTTTTATATCTATTAAATCTAATTGAACTAAAACCTTTCCAACCATCAAAAGTTTCTCCACCAATTTTATCAATAACAATATATTTTTCTAATGCTTTCCAAGTTAAATTCATTAAATCATTATAAAAAGTTAATTGATATCCATAACACACATCAAGTTCTTTGTTGCCGTTTTTTGACACTTGTTTAAAACTTTGTGAACTTGTCCATGTGTGCCTGTTCCAATCATAACTGGATAACTCTTTAATACTTTTTTGACAAATATTTTTAGGAATCCAATTATTTAAATGCAAAATATAATCTTTTAAATTATTCATCATTTATCATCAATTAAATTAACATATGCAGAAAGTATATATCTGTATTTATTTTCTGGACATGGTTGTCCTTTATGAGTATGTGTCCAAAACGCTGGAAAGATTAAAGCTCTACCTTTAACAGATTGTATAACTTTTCCATTATAAAATTCAGTGCCACATTTATGATTAGAAAGATAAACAAGAATACTTAAAATTCTTGGTTCATTAAAAGCTTGTTCACTATGAAATTTATTATAGTAATTACCAGGAATAAATTCCTTAAATTTAAAATTTTGTAATTCCCATTTATTATATGTTAAATTTATTTCAGGATATAATTTTGTGTATTCTCCAATAATAAGTTTGGTTAAATTTTGTAAAACATCATTTCCATCATAAGATATATCACAATAATTATAATTATGAGGGTTACCAGAAGAACCTTGTATATTATTTTTTAAATTTTCTATTAAAAAATCACACTCTTTTATAGATAAAGCATTATCTATAATACAGATATTATTCATTTAAACCACACACTTTTTTATATCTATTCTCTTAAATCCCAAGTTTGATTAGTTTCATTCCAATCATAAGATTGTCCATCATCTGGTTTTGCCACAGGAGCTTCCCAAATGCAAGATGTTTCATTTAATATCCAACTTTGAAAAGGTTTTGGTGGAATAAAAGCATCTTTTGTTTGGTCGTATTTAAAACCTACACCAGCATAGTTTTTTCTAAATGGTGTGCCACCTAATTTATGCACTCCACCAATAGTGTTATAGGATGTTTGTTTCCATACATCATTTGTTCCATAAAGATTATTTAAGAAATCAACTCCTGCTTGTTCAGTTGTAGCAACGTCATTTGATACTACTTCAATTCTTTCAACTTTACTACCAATTCCTAATTTTGCAAAATGTGCCATAATAATTTCCTAAGCTGTATAAGTTCCTGACCCTGTAAATTTAATAATTGTATCTGAACCAGATGTTGTAACTGTTGGACTCCCTGATGTTGTGCCAGGATAATCTGCTGTTGGAACTCTCAAAATGACAACTCCACTTCCACCATTACCGCTAGGTTGATCATTACTACCACCACTACCTCCACCAGTATTTGCTGGTGCGCTTGAAGAAGAACCAGGATTTGTTTGACCAGCAGTTCCACCTCCATCTCCACCTGGTAAACTTGGTGTAGCACCACCACCTCCAGCGTAAAATACTGCTGAACCAGTTATTGAATTTGATGCTCCATCTCCACCATAACCAGCACCATCTGTACCACCAGCTTCACCAGCACCTCCGCCACCTCCTGCGTTGTTAGGTGATTGACCAACTTCCCCATCAAAACCTTGTGGTGCAGTTCCAGAACCAGCACTATTACCTATCCATGATCCACCACCAGAACCACCATCTAAACCAGTTTGACTAACTCCAGGTTTTTTAGAAGCACCACCTCCACCACCAATAGAAGTTATTGTTGAAATTCCTGTACCAGATAAAACACTATTACTTCCACTATTACCCCTGTTTGCAGGTGGACCTCCAGAAACACCTGATCCACCACCACCTATTGTTACAGTATATGATGCACCTGGAGTTAATTGAACCGCAGTTCCACTATAATTAGTTAAATATCCTCCAGCTCCAGCTCCTGATCCATCTCCTGTACCACCTGAACCTCCACCAGCAACAACTAAATACTCTGCTGCAACTGTTTGTGGAACTTCATCAGCAACAGCACCATCGTTTATTGGAATCCAACCTTGAGTGGAACCAGAATAAACAATATGAACTGTTTCACCATTAGTATCATAAACTGGATCTGGACTTGTAAATCCTTGAAATTTTGATCCATTTAAAGTTAAAGTAACTGCATTAGTTCCCCAATTTCTTTTAAAATCAGAAAAAATTAATTGATCTCCAACAGAAGGAGAACCAGGTAATGTAAGATTACAAGCATTTGATGTGGTATCAATCCATATTCCTTGATTAGCAGATGCTGTATGAGTGGCACCTGTTACGATAGTTGATTGCCAATTAATAGAGTCAAAACCTGTGGCAGTACCACTGTTAGCTAAAGTCGCACCAGAGGGAATTGATATTGTGTCACCAGAAGCTCCGATAGTAATAGTATTAGCATTTTCGTTAATAATATTATTACCGTCTGTATCTTGAACATTATCTACTTTTATTGTACTAGTCATTTCTTAAATCCCACTGTTGTGTTGTTTCATTCCAAATATAAATTTTACCATCTGATGGATAAGCAACTGGTGGATCCCATATACAAGTTGTTTCATTAAGTTTCCAACTATTATAAGGTTGTGGTGGTATAAATGCATCTTTTGTTTGATCATATCTATAACCAACACCAGCAAAGTTTTTTCTAAATGGAGTTCCACCCAATGAATGTTCTCCTGCGTAAGTATTATAAGATGTTTGTCTCCAAATATCTCTTGATTTATATAAATTGTTTAAAAAATCTATTCCAGCTTGTTCAGTTGTTGCAATATCATTTGAAACAATATGAACTGCTACAACTATATTTCCCGCTCCTAATTTTGCAAAATGTGCCATTACGCTCTTATACTCCCATCTGCATTAAATTGTATAATTGTATCTGATCCAGATGTTGTAACTGTTGGACTTCCAGTTGTTGTTCCTGAATAATTTGCTGTTGCCATTCTTAAAATAACTACTCCAGAACCTCCAGCTTTAGCAGCACCATTAGAAGGAGCATTTCCTCCACCTCCACCACCACCAGTATTAGCTGTGCCCGCAGTAGCAGCTTGAGAAGAATCAGCAACTGCACCAGTTCCTCCTCCACCAGTACCACCTGGTTTTGAAGATTGATCAAATTGACCAGCACCTCCACCGCCTCTATCAACGGCTGAACCTGTTATTGAAGAAGATAATCCATCTCCACCATGAGAATTACCATCAGTGTTACCAGCTTCTCCAGCTCCACCTCCTCCACCACCAGCAGAAGAACCTGCACCAACTCCAGAACCACCATTAAAACCTTGATTTGAAGTCCCTGTTCCTGCAGGACCAGTATTATTATTTAATCCAGAACCACCTCCACCAGAGCCACCATTACCAACAGCAGGACCACCTCCACATCCTCCACCAAGTGAAGAAATTGAAACTTCTAAACCTGAAAGTGTAGTGTCTGATCCATTAGTATTTATAGCACCACCTGAACCTACTGTAACTGTATAAGTTGTGCCTGCAGCAAATGTTGCTACAGCTTCAGAAGAACCTCCACCACCAGACGATTCTGAAGAAAAAGAATTTCTATACCCACCGGCACCGCCACCACCACCACCTTTAGGTGAATCTTGGCCGCCACCGCCACCACCACCAATAACTAAAAAGTCTACATTATAAAATTGAGGAGTTTCTAAAGTTACGTCATCATCTGACTGAGGTATCCAACCTTTAGTATCTCCTGAATAAACAATCCATACTGTTTGACCATCTGTATTATAAATTGGAAAAGCCCCAGTGCTAGATGTTGCGTTTCCTTGAAATTTTAAACTGTTAGTATTTAATGTAACGGCATTTAATGCCCAACTTCTAGAATAATCTGAAAAAATTAATTGATCTCCAACCGAGGCAGATGCAGGAAGTGTTACTGTTACTGCGCCACCTGTTGTATTAATCCAATAAGCTTCTCCAGCGACTGCTGTAAAATCTGCAGTTTTAATACTTGATTGCCACGAAATTCCACCACCAACAAATGTAGCTCCTCCTGCAACTTGTACAGTATCACCTGAAGCACCTAAAGTAACCGTAGTTCCTGATTGGCTTACAATATTTCCGCCATCAGATGCTTGAACTGCATTTGTTTTTACAACATTACCTGGAACAGTTACAGTATCACCGCTACCACCAACGTTTAAATTTGTACCAGATTGTGGTTCTATTGCATCTACTTCTATTTTACTCATTTAGGGTACTTGTCCTTTGTTGTTATTCCTGCCGATGTTATTTTATCTATTGCCATAATTTTATACTCTCATCAATGCTTTTATTTCATCATCATCAAGACCTAAGTCTTTTAGTTTTTGTTTACCTGATACTTTTTTATTTTCTCTTGTTATTTCTGCATCTTTTAATTCTTGTATTTTAGTATTTACATCTGCCTCACTTGGCATTGTTGCAGTATCATCATTTAGTATTAAGTGTTCGTATTTCATTCTTTGATTATCTGGAATTCTATTACCAATGTCATCAAATTTTCTAAATCCATACCATTGATGTTTGGTAATATTAAAATAAGATAGTGCGTCTTGTAAATAATCTTTATCCATTTTATGTATCTCCTAATTTTTGAAATATAAAAGCAGTCTGATTATAGTTTGTATCACCTTTAATTTTAGAACCACCATCACCCATACCAAAAACTGAGAATCTTACTTTATGTGTTGAAGTACTTGTAACATCAAATAAAAAGAAAGAAGCTCCTGTTTCTCCAGCACCATCCGGAACATCAGATCTAACTATGGCCACACTATTATAATTAGTGTCATCAGTTGTTACTTGTGTTTGTAAAGAACAATCATCTCCAGAACCTCCTCCAGATGCTATTGTCCCTTGACAAATTAACATATATTTTCCTGTTTCTGGAAAAGTAAAAATACCAGAACTTACTGACATAGATGATCCAATAGTAGTTGCATCATAAGCATCTGGTTGTTCTAAATTAGATGTTATTACTCCATTTGTATTAGCTAAATCTGTTGTTAATCTCCAAATATCAACCATACTTAATCCAGCAGTTGCTTTAATTAATGAATAATCAATTCTTTTTAATGTTCCTGCGTCTGATACTAAAAACTCATCAGTATCAGCTGGTTCACTTGCTAAAGCAGTTTTACCAGATATCAAATCATTACTAACCATAGCAGCTGTAATACTGTTAGTTGCAGGATTTACAGTTTGCAATGCTCTACCTAAAAATACACAATACATCGTATCTGTTGAAGCTGTAGCTGCAGATAGTGTTAACGCTGTGCCTGTAGCAGTATACGCTTTACCAGATCCAGGTTGCTGTCTTACGTTATTAACAAATAACGCTATCTCATTTTCATTTGTTACTGCATGATCTAGAGTATAGGAGGTAGTTGCACTCGTAGAAAACTCTTGAGTAGCAAATGAAGTAAACTGTTCTGCTGGTTGATTTCCAATATAGGGCATCTTACGTTATCTCCATTATAGACAGTGTGCCTGATAGTTTATCTGCAACCGAACAATCAATCCTGATTGCATCTGTTGTTTCTAATATAACCTTACCACCAGATAAAATCTCAAGTGAAGATCCTGCAGGAATAGTTACATCTTTAACTAAGAATGATGTACCATTTGTAGCTGCTCTACCACCACCAGATGTATCACTTACTAGCTCTACTTCTGCAGTAACTGCAGTAGTATTTATATTAGCTAATACCAAACCAATCACAACTGTAGTTGTGCTTGAAGGTGTTGTATACACTGTATATGGCGTTCCAGCTGAAGCAGGTTCTGCTGCAAAGGTTACTACCTTAAAAGTATTTGCCATTTATTTCCTCCTATTTACTATATATATTATATCGTTAATTTTTTAAAAGTCAATGATTATTATCCTAAAGCTATAGCTAAAGCTGTAGGATCATCTGTACTAAATCCTGCACTAGATAGATAGGTTTTAACATCTGTTAATGCTACCTGTTTCATAGTACCATTATCGTTTGTGACTACTCTATCAGCATCTACTAAAGTTGTAGAACTAGCTGATGTATCACCATCCATTATGTTTAATTCACTAGCCGTAGATGTAACACCATCTAAAATATTTAATTCATCTGTTGTAACTGTCGCACCATCTAATATCTCTAATTCTGCCTCAGATATACCTGCAGATCCAATAGTTACTGTTCCTGCAAAAGTTACATTAGCACCACTAAATGTCATAGCAGTTGTAGGTGTAGATCCTGATTTAATTACAAGTTCTCCACTAGAATTTGTTAAACTACCAAAAGTTGTGCCATCATCTTTAAGTGTTACATCTGCTCCACCTGCATCTAAAATAATATCTGCTGTAGCGTCTAAAGTAATATCTGCACCTGAATCTATTTCTGCAATAACTGGTGTAGTTAAAGTTTTATTAGTTAATGTAGCAGTTGAAGATGTTGATACTAATCTAGCATCGCCACCAGTGCTTGGTAGTGTTAAAACATTATTAGCACTTTCCGAGTGTGGTGCAGCTACTATTTGTTGACCATGTGAATTATTTTCACAATTAAGCTGAAGAGTACCTTGATTAGTATTACCTTTAATCGTTACATGCCCTGTACCATTTGGTGCTAATTCAATATCTGCATTTGATGTAGTAACAATATCTTGACCATTCATATCAAGATTACCACCTAATTGTGGAGTAGTATCCTCAACTACATTTGATATCGCACCTGATGTAGCAAGTCCTGATACAATAGCTGATCTTGCAATCTTTTTAAGTCCACCACCAGAAGTATCAACTGCTAGGAATACATCATCATTAGCAACTGTAGATATCTCTGATAATGAACCTACTGATACAGAATTAAAGTTTGTGCCATCTGCTATTAGTAGATTACCTGCAGTATTAGTTCCCATGATAATATCATCACCAGTTACTGTAAGATCTCCACCAACAACTACATCACCATTAAATGTTGCTTTACCTGCTTCACTCCCATCAATAGTTAAGAAAGTCGTATCTGCACTTCCATCTGTTCCTTTAAATATTATATCTGTATCATTACCCTGTGCATCAATAGTAATATCACCTGCAGTTGTTGTAATATTAATAGCTGCATCCCCTGCACTTAAATCATCAAATGCTGTAGATATACCTTCTTGAAAATATGTTTTAAATGTAGCGGCAGTTGTTAATCTCATTGTGCCACCATCATTAGTTATAATTCCATCTGCGTCTGCAACAGC